TTCTTGAATGGTCGGACCACGGAACGGCTACGGCCGACCTTGCCGCCGTAGTCGAGCCACCCGTAATAAGGTACCCGTTTGCCGCCGCCGGCCACGCGGACGGCTGTGCGGGTGCTCTTAGCCCTCACGGAACCGCGAGCCCGACCGGACCGGGATGCCACCCGTGGGCGGGCCACATCGACCACCACGTCCGCCACGCTGTTTAGGCCCAGCCGTAGAACCTTCGGCATATCGGAGTCGAGACGCTTTAGCGACGTTTGAAACTCGCGGAGCCCTTGAATGTGGATCGGGTCGGCGCTCATCCGAGCACCCCGTTTAGGAACAGACTGGTGAACGCGGCCGTAGCCGGCGCGGCGATAGCGGCGATTCCGAGGACGAACCATCGCCAGTTTTCCAGCGCGCGCACCTGGCCGGCCAACTCCGCGATGCGCTCCCGGTTGGCCGCGGCGTTGGCCTGCAGCGTTGCCAGGGACGGGTCGATGGCCGCGGTCAGGTGGTCGACCTTCCGGCCAATATCTTGCATCTCCCTATACATCTCATTGGGGGTGATGACGACGGAGCCCTCGGGCAACATCTGACCGTTGGACATCGTGTGTCATCCTCCCTGTTGTAGCCGTGCCAGTTCGTCCCGTTGCGCCTTCCGTGCGTAGTACACGTGCCAGCGTGTGAATTCGTCAGCCGACATTTCCTCCCGTAGCTGCGCCACTGTCATTGTCAGTTTCGCCGCCAGGTACATCTCGAATTCCAGTTCCGGGGTCGTCTCGAAACGACTCGTATGCGCCCTTTTCGACCTCCCGTCCGATCCCTGACAGGAGTTGGATTCGGGCGATGAGCGGTTCCATTTCACCCGATGGTGACGCCTCCTGCCAGCGGCCGACGTCGGTCTCTGTCAGCTTCGGGTCGACGACCCCGCGGGCCAGGAGTCGCCGCTCGAACACGGCCAGCCGCGGCTCGTCGGCCTGTGCGGCGAGGACTTCGCCACGTGACAGGCCGCGGATACGGAACGTGCCGAGCCCGGGTAGCTCGTACTCCTCCTCGGGTAGACGCGCCTTGAACAACGCCTCCCGGTCGACGGCGCTCACGCGCTCTGCGCCGTCGAGTCGACGTCGCCGCTCATGGTCAGTTCGACGGACCACATGATGTAATCCGCGACGGGGTGGGTCTGGACGTAGCTCTTGACCAGGACGTCGACCTCATCCTGCGGCAGTGACGCGCCGGTGCCCTCGGGCCGGTGGATCAGCACGACGACAGTCCCGCGCAGCGGCAGGAGGACGGCCCGCGGGCCGGTGGCGGCCGTTGAGTCGTACTTGCCCGAGATGGTGACCGACCCCGACGTGAGCCCGCCCAAGAACACGTGCCCGTCATTGCCGTACGTGGTGACGTCGTGCTCATCGGCCTCGAACTTCAATTCCGAGTTGTCCGCGTACTGCGAGAGGTCGTCGCCGTCGAGGGAGACGAACGTCACCTTACCGTGAACCTTGGCCATTTTCTTACGCTCCGTCTCCGATGATGTCTAGCTCGAATAGGGCCGCGAGGTAGTCGATGCCCCCAATTGTTACGACGTCGAACTCGACGCTAACCACGCGCACAGAGTCAAACGCCGTGTATGTGCCCGACTCGACGACGGCCTTTATCGACGACGCGCCGGCGCCTTCACAGTAGGCCGCCACCTTGTCCCGGGTGGATCGGTCGTGCGCCTTTCCCACGGCCACGATCAGCGGGAGCGTCATTGTGTCCGCGCCCCGGCTGTAGGTCGCGTCGAGTTGTATCTCCTCCGGGTACGCGACGATGGCCGCCGGCGGCGTGATGCTATCCGGCGGCCACGCGAAGCATCGCAGGCCGGCGATGGTGTCGACGCGCGTGGAAATCGCGTCCATGACGTCCCCTAGGTCCATGGTCAGGCCGCCGCCCACCAGCGGTACAGCTTGGCCCTCGACAGGGACGACTCGACGTCGGGGTCGAGCCTGGCGAGGAGTCGCATCTCCGAGCCCTGGTCGGGTGAGCCGGCGACCCCGTACGGGGACCACCGTCGCGAGTGGTAACGGTGCGCCTGCAGCATTGTGGCCTGCTCGACGGCGGCCGGCACAGCGTCCCATCCCCACACGGCGTCAATGGTGACGCCGTGCCGTTCGCTTGTGGGCGTCGCTGTGCTGCCAGAGTTGACACGGAGGCGCTCGAACGGCTTTCCCTTTTGCGCCGCGTTCACGGGTTCGAGGGTGTAGTCGTCGACCTCGCCGGCCTCGACGGTGACGGTTAGGCCGGTGATGTCCTGCAGGTCGTCGAATACGACGATCCACGCGCCGGCGCGGCGGTCGTAGTAGGCCGTGTAGGACCGTTCCTCTGCGGCGGCCACCTGACCGAATTGCCGCCGGCAGTAGCCGTCCACGGCCCGCGACGACGCCGTGATGGCAAGCGCCAGTTCCGCGTCATCCGCGGTGTCTGTGATTCGCAGATACGTTTTCAGTTCCGCGAGTGTCACGTAATCCGGCGCCCACGCCATCGGTCAGTCCTCCCTCTCAGATCACGCCGAGCAGGTGCAGCAGCAGCAGGACTGCTAGCAGCACCACGAGCAGGCCCACGGCGGACATCAGGACTGCGCCGGCCTGCCAGCCGCCGTCGCCGTGCCGGCGTTGTGCGCGGCCTTCCTGCGGTCCGCGGCCTTGCGGGCGGTCGCCGTCTTGGCGAGAGCCTTTGCCTTGTTCTCCCGGTACGCCTTTAGCGCCTCAGGGTTGTCTCTGAGCAACATGGTGGTTCCTTCCTGGTCGGTCGGTTCGGTTCGGGGTATGTGGGAGCTCCACCCGGGGTGGAGCTCCCACGCGTGCAGGGTTGTTACGTGGTGATGTTCTCGAGAGTGGCGTACGCCGAGCGGTTCTGAATGTTGCCGTCCGCCCGCTCCCACGCCACGTACTCCACCTGGCCGTTGTTCGCACGCGACCACGGGTTCACGACGACCGCGAGCGGCGCCACCCGGCGGATGACGTACGCCTCGCGGAAGTCACCCAACGCGGCGAACCCGCCGGCCACACCGTCCGCGGTGACGGCGTTGCAGCCCTGGTCGATGATGACCGGGTAGCCGAGCAGTTCCCTCGCCGGCGCCTGACCGATGCCCATGGTCTGCGGGTTGATGAGCGGCCGGCCGTCCACGACGATCCGGCGGATTGCGACCCACGTGCCCTTGCTCATCACCCACTTGGCATTCTGCTCATACTCGGGGTCGAGCGCGGCCTCGACGTCGAGGATCTCGTCGTAGTCGATGGTGGCCTCGACGTCGAGCACGACGTCCGCGGTCAGCCCGTCGTGCAGGAGCCCGAACGGAAGCGTGGTGCCGTTGCCGTTCACCCAGTCCGCGGCCTGCTTGCGCTGGATGCGCGTCCCCAGCGCACGGGACACCAGGGCCTCGATGTCAAACTCCGAGTCCTGCAGCAGTTCCGTGGACACACGGAGCGGCGTCGTGGTGCCGGCGCCGGTCGACGTGTACTTGAACGCCCCGAGCGCCACGGTGCCGAACGCCAGGTCGTCACCATCGACAAACGCGGCCTCCTCGTCCGTGATGCCACCCGAGTTGGCGGTGTCGTCGAGGGACGGGTATTCGAGCGCGCCGCCGCGCTCGGTGGTGAAGCTGTCGACCTCCGCGGCGAGGCCGCCGTACGCGAGACGGACCTCCACGAGCTTCTGACGGAACTGTGGCGACACGAGGTAGCCGCCCTCGGAGTCGGTGCCGGCCTCCTGGGCGTTCCGAAGCTCCGCAATGTCGGCGTTGGGCCGGCCGGTGCGAAGGTAGTTGGTGAATGCGGCGTTGAGGTCCGCGAACTCGTCGCGCTCGGCGCCGCCCACGTTGACGTGCAGATCGTTCCGCACGGGCGTCGTGTACGCGTTCTGCCGCGCCCGGATGGCCTGGTCGGCGCGAGCGGTGGCAAGCTGCGTTTCGAGGCCCTCGTACTCGGTGACCTCCTCGGCCGTCAGAGGCCGGCCGGCCGCACCGTCCACGACGGCTTGCAGCGCGGCGAGAATCTGGTCGATGTCCACTGTCACTCCCCTTTCAGGAGTAGCCGCGCCCGTGCGCGGATCAATTGGCTCTGCCGATCTTCCGGCGGCGATTCCGTTGCGTCGTGCTCCACACGGTCCGCGAGCCCGGCCTCTACGGCGTTTGCCGCGGAGTACCACGTCTCGGCTTTCATCGCGTCCCGCCACGTCGCCGTGGTGCCGCCGGCGCGGTCCGCGTAGATGGTGGCGATGGTGTCTGACAGTTCGTCG